TACCCGTCAAAATTAGTTATGGTTGTATTGATTTGATTCTGCAATAATACCTTAGCGGTACTAGTATTATTCTGAGCGAGGCCGGCAGAAGCAGATTCAATTAATTGAACCTTATATACGAAATTATACAATCTCTCTGTTGCAGAAGAGAAGTGTATAAAATTTGAAAAGCTACTATAATCAACGTTTATTTGAATACCTTTCTCATCCATCATCGACTTTAATTGTTGGAAAGAAGAGGTAACAGAGGTTAGAAGCAAGGATTCGTAAGAATAGTATGGAGTAGTTTGTCCTACTTTATCTTTAATAGCTACCTTAAAGTTCGGTCCTTTAATTCGAAGACTATCAACTACTGTTTCGGGTGCAACGTTTATAGATACGTTAAATTCAGCAGAATCTGCTACTTGAGTAACTACCCAGAATGTTGACTTGAGATCATACTCTATAGGAAGAGGTTCGTATAATTTAAAAATTATATAACCGTTTCCGTCTTCTTCTACATAAACGGCATTAATTCCTATAAGTTGGATATCTGATCCAAAGTTTAGATAGAAAGTTGGATAGTATGCATCTGCTGCAAGTACTGCATTAAATTCACCAAAAATGAGCTGTAAATCTCCGTTAGACAGGTCTTGTCTAGCTGCTTTAATCTCTGTCCTAGAGGTAGAGATTTCTTTAATCCAAAAATTCTGACTAAGGATTGGGGCAGACGCTAACTGTTTTGAAAAGAAATTGTACTTAACATTTACTACGCCTCTATCATATCCTAAAATTCTAACATCTCTTTCTGGATCTAAGTAAAGTTGAGTTGTTGTTCCTGTAATAGGATCTACAACAGCGTTATCAAGTTGATACTGAGTTACATAGTAGTTAGCATCTATTACCGTGTTACCTAAGTCTTTAATAAAATACTCAATATAGTCGTTAGGCGCTCCATATCTACCGGTAATAGTAGTGGTATTAATCAATGCAGTATCCTGCGGAGAATACGTTTGATATTGATCATCTGACCCTAGGTATGTTACGTCTACTAATTCCATTAAACTAAATTATTTAAATTCAAAAAGTTTGTATTTGCTTCTAAAAGCTGCTGTCTTAGAGAGTTTATCTCATCAATATAAGCTTGTTCCGTATCAGTTACAACTCCACCGCCTAGATATTCTAGACTTCTTTTTACTAAGTACTCGTGAGAGTTTAACTCCCCGGTAGCGGGTATTTGAAAGAATAGACTATTGTAAGCGTCAAAGAATTCCTCTACAGTAGTTTGAGTACTTGGAGCTAGAGAGGCAGTGTCGGGATTATATAGCTCGTTAAAAGAAGTATTAATTACTTTAGTGTAAGTGGTACGTCCGTAAACTTCTTTTACTAAATTAATTTCTTGTGCCATTATGCTACTATTTTAAAAACTAAGTTCTGACCTGTGTAAGTAACCTCTTCAGCAGGAAGTAGCTGTAGGTCTTCAGCGCTATAAAGTGATAGAGCATCATATAGGGTTTGCTCGTTGTTATAAATTGATAAAGGTCCGAAAGTTGTAGAGTATATGCTAGTTTTGATTAAAAGTCTATAGTATCTATTGATTTCTAATCCGCTAGTATACAAAGTAAAGTAATTACCTACACTATCTGCACTTAATTTTGTATAGTTTTCATCAAAGTCTACTACCATCTCGCCTGTTTTAACGTCCTGTAAAGCCCAGTAAGTATTTTCAGATAGATATAAGTTAGTTAGGTACACAGAAGAGGTTGTAAATTGTCTCGGAGGGTAGGTATATCTAGTACCTATTCTCATTTTATAGACTTCGTTCTGTGTAAACTGTCCTGGATTATTTGCAAGTACTACTGTGATTTGATCATTTAAGGCAAAATTACCGCCTTGAGGGAAGTAATAAGAATCATCCCATTTAAATTCAATAGTGGGAGGGTAGATAGTATGTGTATCTACAGAAAAGAATTTAAGGTCTATAAATGCATTAGGATTCTCTTCTACTGCTTGAGGATGCTTAACTATTACTCCGTAGTTAGGAATCGATCCAGAAAACCACTCAGTCATAATATCGGTTATGTCTGTGTTTATGTCTTTGTTAGACATATAGTCAAAACTTTGAGTTGATTCTATATAATCATACCAAGAACCTCCGCTTCCTACATAATAAGGCTGTCCAGCTGTAGGTACATACTCCCAATTATAGCTAGCTGATTCCCAGCTCGGTAAATCGATATTGTTCCAGTAAAAGGTATCTTCTACCCAAGCAGGAGAGCTTCCTGAAAGACAGGTATACATCCAAGATACTCCGTTTACAGATTGAGGTACTTGTGCGAATTGTCCGGTTCCCATACACCAAGATTGAGATACTGGAAATACGTCTAATGAATAAGTGGTATTTAAGTTCTGTGCAGAAGCTAAAAATAGCTTTAAGCTTGCTGCGTAAGACCCGCTCTTTGCTTGAGAGGCATAAACTTTTAACTTATTAATATCTTGATCAGAGAACTGTAGTACAGATCTTCTAATATCTGTATTAGGAAAATAAGCATCTGAAGTACTATAGTTCCCGTTAGCAGCTAAATCATAAGTATAGTATGGATTCTCTGTTATAGGGTTTCTATATAAGAATCTAGTACCGTCTTGAGAATTCTTAACAGACACTTCTAGTATAGGATCTCTACCGGTATTTTTTAACGGGTATCTTGAGTAAATTGTTGCATCTGCTGATGCGAATATGTTGTATACTGCCATTTTATTACATTGTTACTACGCGTCCTTGAATATCTGTGTCTGGGTATTTAACTTCAAAGATACTCGGATCTAAAGAAGGATAAATAACGCCGTTTAAAGTTGCACCTGGAATGTCGTAACTATATTGCGAGTAGCCTGATGTTGTACCGGCTAAATTACTAATAGTAACCCTTTGCACCGTCTGCACTCCTGCTATTTGATCAAGTAGAGTATAAACTTCAGAAAGTACTATAGGTTGATTTATCTGCCAATTCTCTCTATTAAAATATGTTTTTAATATAGCTAAACACCCTGCAATTACTTCTCTTGAAGTATAGTTAGGTCTCGTAACAATATCAAAGCTTACCTTAATGTTAATAATATAAGCAGGCTTTAAATGAATTGTATCAGTTAACATTCTATAATCTTCCAAGTAGGTCTGAATATTTCTATTCAAAGCAGGTCCCGGATCTGTAAATGTACCGTCTGTATTATAGCCTAGGATATAAATTGAAGTTGAAAGAGGGTCTCTTTCTCCCGGTTCGTTTCTTAAATATTGAGAAAATAGGGCAGTATCTTTTGTTACGTATGCTTTCGCTACCTGTCCAAACTTAGGTGGCATACCTAATACAGTACCTAGATAATCTTGCTGTGTTACAGCTCTCATTTGAGAAGGAAACTTAGCAAGTGTGTTTAGTCTAATACTTTCTGGTGTATCTCCATCTCCTCCTCCTACAGCCTGTACTGCGTTACTAGTTGCTAGGGTTCCTTTTAAAGTATCTGCTGTAGTAGAGTTTACAGGGTTAGGAAAGGTAATGTTTGAAGAAACTACTTGCGTTAATTCGTTTGTACCAACGTTTGAACCTGCGCCGCCGCCTGCTAAGTAAGAAACTACTAAGGTAGTGTTTGTAGGAGCTAGACCGTAAGATTGGTTTACTACGAAGTTTGTAGGATCGTAAGCTGTATTTAATAAGTCGATACCGTTTACTGTTCCTATACCCACATTAAATGGATTTGGAATTGAACCAGATGTACTCTGTATACCGGCGCCGAATTCTAGTTCTAATAAACTATTATTATTAAATCTAGAAACAAATCTTCTAGGTACTGGGAGTCTCTCTATTATATAAGGAATTTCATTTGCTTCTTGGTATAGTTGCGGATAAAGTAAGGCAGTATTTGTTACAGGGTTTAAGATAAAATCTTGAGCTAAATAAGGTACTTCATACCATCTAAATCCTGTAGTTTCATCGTAGACGCTAAGTATTTCGATAATATTAGTATCCTGTATAGCTCTGACAGGGAATCTCTCAGCAGCTCCAAAAGTCAAATTAACTGTTTTAACTTGGCCAGATAGAGCTTGTGTTTGTTTTTTTAATAAGTAAGTACTTGGATTCCCGCCTCCGTCTGTAGTGTATACAGAAATGTCTGTTGGATCTATAGAAGAAGATAGATTAAAATCTACTCTATTTGGACAATAGAAATAATTAGAATTATTAATACTGGATCTAACTTGCATTCCTGCTTCAATAATCATTGCATAGTTAAAGTCTGGATCATAGCTAGAGCCAGAAGAAGGTATTTGTTGGTAAACATCTAGAGTAGTTATGGCTGCAGAAGTTACTTTCGGTCTATACCCCATCATATAGGCTAAGGTATATAAGTTGTTAGTTTGTTTTGCATACTCTAAAAAGTTCTCCTGTACCTGATTGTCTAGGTAGAATGATAATACATCTCCTATATAAGAGGCCATGTCGATAAACATAGATCCAGGTGATGATGTAGAAAAGTCGTTATAAGAAGTAGGGTAGTAGGCTTTAGCGTACTCGATTAACGCGGTTCTAAACGTGTTAAAGTCCTTATTTAAGTATGTTATGTTTTTATTAGCCATTTAAACTTAATGTTATATTGTCAGATGCACCTGTGTTACTTATCGTATACGAAAACTGAATTGTTAATAGATTCTCATCAGGATTGCCTCCGAAAGTTAAATCCGTAATGACTACGTTTGGAAAATATTGATTTACCCCTGTTCTTATTTGAGTATCTAAACTGTCAAGAGTATCAGTAGTAATCTGCTCAAACACCTTATTCCTTATACTTGCTCCGAAATTAGGATTAAAAATCCTTTCACGTCTATTTGTTAATAGAAAGTTAATTATATTATACTTTAACTGCTCCTGTGTTGTATATACAGTTTGAAATACTGCAGGCGTATTAAACGGCAAAGCAACTCCAACCCCTGTAGAGGGTCTTAAATCGAGTACGTTTACTTGTTTTAAATTATACGCCATTTATATTATTCGTTTATACCCATTTTCGCCATCATGTGAGAGAAGTCTGGAACTGCGTTAATTTGAATTGCTTCTAAATTAGAGCTTCCTCTTGAATTTGCAAACATATCTCCTACTGATTCTACAATAGGAACATCTCTCTCTACTCCCTCTCCGTTTAAATCACCGAATTCGTCCATAGTCATAGATTGAGCTGTCTCAGCAAGTAAGCTATTTAATGGATTGCCTGGGGATAATACAGGGGCGACCGGTCTAGGTACAGATCTGTTCATAGTAGCAGGAACAGCTGGTTTTGCTATAGGTCTCGCTGATTCTACAATAGTTTGCTGCCCTCTATTAGCTATAATAGCTTCTTTAAGGATTCCAGCTAATTCTTCTTGGAATACAGCTTTAACCTCTTCGCGGATTAATTTTCTAAATGCGTCTAAATTTGCCATATGTTATAAATATTTTGTTTATCTACTTTTAACTATTTTTATCTCGTTGGATTAGTTCCTGTTCCGCTATCCTTTTGATTTTTTACTTGGTTTTGAGCATTTGTTGCATATCCAGTAGTCGTTGCTCGTGAATTTTGTTTGAATTTCTCACCACCTGGCAAGCTACCTAAGAAGTCGCTAATATTCACATCTTGCGCAATAGTAGCGCTACCTTCAACAGATGCACCTATATTCAAGTCGTTTTCTGCTATGTCGTTACTATTCAAGAAATTAATAGACTGAGCAACTGTATCTAGAGTTGCAGCATCTAATATGCCTTCACCTATAGGTACTAATCCAAGAGCTAGTAACTTTTGCTGTACTTCTCCTATAATAACTGCCGAATTTGTTGCGAAAGTTAAATCTGATTGAGTTACTATCTGCCCGTCTGGTGCTAATGCAACACCTCTTCTACGCTTATTTGTAACTTCTCTATCAGTTACTTCTTCGTCTATTATTCTAATATCGTATTTTCCAAACATTGCAGTATCTGGATCTGTTTTAGAATCATAGTCGTTAAGATAGATTAACAGTTCATCTCTTAGAACTACTAAAGCTTGTCTAGTTTCTTGTAATTCTGCAAGAACGTCAGAATCTTTCATTGCTTCACATACCTCTAAGTTAGTAAGTATTCTGTCTAATCTAACTAAAAGCTCATTAGCATTTGTTACAAGGTATCGTATAAAGAGTAGTAATACACTTAATAGAGCATTAACAGCTTTTAAGATTCTATCTACGCCTCCGGTCTCATCTTTTGCTGCAAATTTTGCAGACTCGAGTCTACTAATTGTACCGGTAGTTTGAGAGACAGCAGGTATCGGGGCAAAGGAAATAAACTGTATAACAAACTTAAATACTTTATTAAATACTAGCGCTATCTTAATTACAAACTGTCCGAGACTTAACATACCTTGTACTTGCTGTCCGATTTTAATAAATCCTCGAATAGAGTTATTTATCTCTTTTAAGGTAGGTATAATTTGAGATGGATTTAAAAAATCACTTAATTTTTGTATTTCTTCCCTAACATTTACTCCTAAAAAATTACCAGCTAAAGCTAATGCAGATTTAAAATCTAAGTTCTCAACAGTAACGCATATCGAGCGTACTTGGTTTATTTTATTAATTAACTTTTGAAGCTCTTCATTTGGTATATTTCTATAATCACTATACTTGTTAATTATTCCCGTAAAGTCGTCTAAGAAATTTAAGCACCCTCCTAGTCCTGGAACACTAGATAAAAGCGTCTGTTCTTCAGCACTGAAAATAGAGTTAGGGCCAGTAAAAGTATCAGTTAAGTCTTTAATTGATTGCATTAAGAAGTATATATTATACTTCTGTACTGCTGTGCCTCCTTGTGTAGGTGCGCCTGTCTTATCAACTGCCTCTTGAGGCGGTAGAGCGTTTGGTCCTACGCCTAGATAGGAACCTATAAATTCATTCGGGTAAGCTAAATACTTATCAATAAACTTACGTATTTCTCCGCATTGATCCTGTATATAATACAAGTAACTAGCTGGCGGCTGCCAAGGTCCATTAGGCGGGTTACGTGGCTTCTTCTTTATATTGATCATATCAGTAAGAGAAGCTATTATATTACAAAGATCTAGTTCAGCGAGTAAGTCTAATGCATTAAATAATCCGGCAGTAAGTAGATTTTCGCCTTGTCCTGCAGGCTTAGGAGCAGGGGTAGCTTGTGTAAAATTATAACCTACTTTATAGTTAGTAATTCTTTCAGATGCTTTAGCGACTGAAGGCTGTTGATTATTAACGCCCCAAAGTATTTTATTAATACCTATCTGTAACTTACCTACAAGTTTAGCAGTATTCTTTACTAGCTTGATTAGGGGTCTTGCTATTACACTGGTTGCCATTATCTGCTAAATGTTGTTTTGGATACACACTTAGTACTTATTTTACTGCTAACGGTTTTAGCGGTATCTTCTAGTACTGTAGCAGTCTGTACAATTAAAGGAAATGAAGATGCTAAATCTTCTGAATCTAATTCTTTTAAAGCTGTTGCTAGATTTGCTATAGCTTGAAATATAAATCCTAGCTGTATTGCAGTTGAAGTACCTAGCATTATGGGTTCTCCTATTCTTTCTGCACGGTAGCCTAATTCAATTTTACGAGAAGTTATAATAGTTCTCTCGTTAGCGTCTACAGTAAAGGTATTAGGAGAAGAAATAGCTACGCCTTTTTTACCGAACAGGAATATAAAGTCATCGTAAGAGTGTATAACTACTCTTCCGGAGGTTATAATAGCCTGATTGCCTACATATGGGAATTGAGGAGTATACATTTTTATTGAATATTTTTACTGATACGTTCATCTTGTGCTGCAGCAGATATAGTATCTATGCTTGTTAGTTGTTGTTGAATCGGAATACTATTTGTTCTAAGACTAATACCTTCTGCTGGTACACTCAAGCTTGCTAGGCTAAAATTTGCCAAGTCGTCAATTTTTATTAACTGTCCAGCTGTTAGGTATATAGAAGACGGGTCTCTATTTATATTTTCTACTGTAGGAAACCATCCTAAATTATCTACTTGCTTACCTTGTCCGTTTCTAATAATAGTAATAGGATCGCCAGCAGAGCCTGTAGCAGACCAGTAATTTTCATTTCTTGTTACTTCAGAGGTAGATCCAAATCTAATTGAGTTACCCCATCTTCCTTCTATAGTTACATCTCCTGTAAACTGTCTTAAAGATTTAATATTTGACTTTTCAGGAAAATTAGGTCCTAAAGGAAATACTAGAGAGCCGGTTGCAGAGGTATTTATTGCTTGATTTGTTTGGCTACTATCTTGATAACTACGTTCTATATTACTTACATACTGTCCATAATCTCCCATATCCGGGAACGCGTTATGATGACTTGCATTCCATAGGTTATAAGGAGCCATGTAATAGAAATCTCTCTGTCCCCTACTCTCGTTCATACCTACG